CCGCGCGACCAGTTCGGCCATTTTTTTTAGCGCGTGCCGCCGCGGCGCTTCGGGACAGTAATCGGCGAGCGCCTGATAGAGCGCTTTGCCGGCGGCGTCCAAAGCGTCGCCGGTCAGTCCTCCCTCGCAGGCTTCCTGGCCGATCTTATGTACGGTGGCGGCTTGGGGCTCGATGAGGACCCAAAGCACGTCGGCGACGGCGATGGAGTCGGCGAAGAATGTCTGAACGTACGGGAAAGGGTTTTTCTCATTCGTCGGCTCGAAGCTAATGACTCGGTTCAAGTCGAGTCCAAGGCGATCGCGGACGGTGCGTAAGCTCGTGACGCTAACAGAGAGCGCCCAAGTGCGGCCGGCGGCATCCTGGAAGGTGCGCATCGGGGGGCTCAAGCGGCGGCGCCGGGGCTGGGGGCTCCCTCGCCGCTCTTGGCGCTTTGGGCCGTGAGTAGCGTTGGAGTCCAAGTAACATCGCCGACGATGAATTCTGGCGGGTTGTCGCTCTGGGCGACTTTGCAACTGACAGAGTAAACGACTCCCTCTTCGAGCGCTTCGCCGCGGGAAAACGTCATGACGTTGAAGGCGGCTCGAAGGCCGCGGGAGTTCACACTGTTAATGGGGCCATTCATGACCGCCATTTCCAACGGGGTGCGGTTCAGCCAAGCGTCTTGGAGAATCTCCACATCGTCGCCGGCGGTGACGGTGCGCTTGTCCAAGAGCTCGAATTCGAGTGAGCCATCGTGAAGCGTGGGGACGGTGGCGCGCCAACCGGCGTTGGCGCGGCTGGAGACGTCGGCTTCGCCGGATTCGAGGCCCAGCGTGTTATCGCGGACGTACTTGAATTCCTTCCAGGTGGGCGTGGCGTACGTCGACGTGTTGTGATACAGCCGACATTCCAGTCCGAGCGGAATCTGTTCGATGGCCATTGGCGGCGCTCCTCTTAACGGGAAATGGTATTGCTCCAGAATTCGGGGAGCCTGGCGTTGCCGGCGGCGGCGGCGGGCGCCATGTAGGGGCGGGGCTGGATTCGGATCATACGTTGGCCGCGGCGGGTCGTGAGTCTCGAGCGCTCGCCGCGCTCGAGGGCCGCGGGCGCGTTCGAGCGGCTCGACGCAAGCTCGGGGCCGATCACTACACTGCGGCGCGTCATGTCGACGGCGAAGACAATGGCATTCTTCAAGGCGCCGGTATGGACCCGCGGCGGTTGGCCTGGCGGCGCGGGAGTCTTGCCGGGCTTCATCGAGCGGCGGGCGACGGTTCGAACATAACCGCCATACTGGAAAAGGGCGCGGCGGGTTCCCTTGTCGACGGCGGTCAATACCTGGGGCGTCGTGAAGTGTTTTGTGGTGAAGCCGCGGGCTCGCATTCCAATCATTCGCCGCGCTCCCTGGCCGCTCCGTAGGTGAGCGTAATAAGCGAATTGAAAACATGCTCGGCTTCGAGCAAGCGCGGATCGTAGAGCGGGTCGTTTTGCACCTCGATACAGCGAAGGCCGAAGTATTGTTCCAGCGTGCCGGGCCGGAAGGCGTCGAGAATCTCCTCGACGAGCATCATGAGGGCGTCGGCCGTGGCGGTTTCGAGCGGGTCAAGGCGCTGGGTAATGGCGACTTCTATGCGGTATTCGAAGGTATCGCAGTGGCGGTCCAGGGGTGTGATGGTCTGCGCGCTCGGGACAACGGCAATGCGGAGCTCGGCGAGCTCGTCGACGCTCCAGGTCGGTAGGTAGAGGCGGCGGGTCGCCGGTTGGCCGACGAGCTCGGGCAGGGCGTTAATGTGGGCGGTAATTGCGTCCGCTAGGTCGATAATGGAGCTCATGCCGGAGCGCCTGCGATTTGCTTGGTGTGGACCCGCAAGAGGCGGTGGTGTGGGTCGGAGTAACGCCAAGGCGGTAGGCCGGGGTCGGCCATTACTTCGAATTCGTGAAGCTCGCCGGCGATCGTCTCGCGGATCGTGTCGCCGGCCTGGGGTAGGGTGGGGCTGCCGCCAATTCTGAGGCGGTCGGCGGGAATCAAGTAATCGCGGTCGGTATAGGTGATGCGAAAGGCGGCGCCGAAGTCCTCGGTAGCGACTTCCGAGCGGCCGGGGGTTGCGCAGAGTGAGAGTTGAGTAGCGCCGCGGACATAGACAACCGGCCGGCTCGCGTGGGCCTGGAGTTGGGCGGCCAGCCATAAGGCGGCGGTGTCCATGATGTCGACACCACAAGCGGCGGGCGGGAGCTCGATCGCGCCGGGGAGCTCGGCGAGCGTAAGCGCCAGTAGCGGGGCGGTGTTCATGCCAGCACTCGCAAGCGCTCGAGGGTGCCGTTTGTCGACTGCCAGATATTGGTAACGAGGGCGCTACTCATTTCGATCGTGTAATCGAAAGTAATCGATGTACTCATATCAATTGTGACCGGCGGCACGGTCGCCCAGAGTCGGGGGGCGATCGTGGTCGACGTGCCGCCCACAAGAATCACGAGCATGTTGCCTACGACTTGCCCACTACTTCCGACCGTGCGAATGGTCATCCACGATTCGATCGACCAGTGGAGTTGATTGACGCCGGTCGGGATCGTCTGCGCGTTTGTGCTGAGTACTTGCGTGCCATTGATCCGCAACCTATGAATTGCGGTGCCCGGACTAGTACCGGGTGAAGAGAAATAACCGCCAATACGCCACCGAAATACGTCATTAACGACAAGCTTGGCGGCGGCGACGGTGGGGCTTCCTGCGCCGGTTGCGACAAGGCTTGATTCGGTCGTCGTGTTCTGAACGGTCAGGCCGGTGTTCTGAGCGAAAAACAGAACATGGGAACCCCCGTCGACCCATTGCAGTCCGAGCGGGCTCGCGGAGTTGGCGCGGAGGATCTGGCCATTGGTGCCGGCGGACAATTGGAGCAAGGTCGTGCCATTGGCGGCGGCGACGAGATCGCCTTTGGTGTAGGCGCTCAGGCCGGTGCCACCGTTAGTAGTCGGCAGTACTCCCGAAACTGCGGCGGCGCTGGCTAGATCCAAAGAACCCCAACTGAGCGCGTCGGCGGCGCGGGTCAACACCTGGCCATTGGCGCTGCTCGCCAAACTCGCCGGCGGGCCGGCCGTGTTGGGGGCGCGTGCGATGATGGCACATGCGGGCAGGTCGGCCATCTTGGCGAGCGTTACGGTGGCGGGGTCAATCATCCAAGTTGCGCCGGCGCTCGAGACGGTGATGTCGCCTTTATCACCGTCGGTAACTCCTCCTCCTCCTCCAGTGGGCGTCTGCCAGGTGGTATCAAAGTCGGTGGCGGTCGCTTTGGTCAGTACTTGACCAGTTGCGCCGCCAATGGGGACACCTGGGCCGGCGGGTCCCTCGGGGCCGGCGGGTCCCTCGGGGCCCTCCGCGCCGGCGGGTCCCTGCGGTCCCTCGGGGCCGGCGGGTCCCTCGGGGCCGGCGGGTCCCTCGGGGCCCTCGGGGCCGGCGGGTCCCTCGGGGCCTGACACTCCGGGCGCCCAAGAGCTGTCGCCGCGGAGAAAGTTATCGACGGCGGGCGCGCCGGCGCCCAACCGAGCGGGGGCGAGTAAGCCGGAAGTGATCGCCGCGGCATCGTGGATGTGCGCCTCCTCGGCTTTGGAGTTCGCCGCGGCTTTCAGGTCCTCGAAGAGCTCGGCCGCGGGCGCCAGCGCGATCAGGTCGCCGGCGGCCAAATCGCCGGTCTCACCCCAAGTGACTGCGCCGATCGCCAAGGCGTTGCCAGTCCGGCCAATGACTTGAGCGTTCCAAAGCGGGGCGGTTGGCGCGTCGGCGCGATAGGCGGTTAAGAGTAGCGGGGCCGCGGGCGTGGGCGCGCCGAAGGCGGCGCCATCGGGGACGAGCATGACGCCGCTAGCCGACGTGTAGGCGCTCGCGAGTACCTGCCTGACGTAGTTCAACGCCTGGTAAGTCGCTTGCACTGTTGGGCTACTGGCTCCAGCGTACCCATACGGTCGTATCGCCGGTCGCCGCGGCTTTCACGACGTGGCCGGCGAGTTTGTTGGGGGCGGTGGCGGTCGTCGTGATTACCTTGGCGGTGTCGTCCCAATAAACCTTGGCGCCGGCCGTGAGAGCGCCGCTAGCTTTGGGCGCGATGTAAACTCCCTCGGTGTGAAGGGCGCCAAGCGCATTGGCTTTGATCTCCACGCGCGTAACGCCGACGAGCTCGCCCAGTACAACAACCGTGCCGGCCGGGGTGTCGGCCGTCGGGATGTAGTCGAGCGCCTCTCCCTCGTGTAGAAACGTGGTCGTCGCCATTGGGGGCCGCTACTCCTCTCATGGGGGTTCGTCTGTGTGGGTCTAGACGCCGGCTGCCTTGACGCCGGCGCGGTAGTCGAGTACTCCGACGCCGAAGTCAAAATAGCCTCTCCAGCGAATGCCCAAGGTGTCAAAGTCGGTTGCGCCGGTCTCGATTAGGGGCGAGCGGTTCCCGCGCAGGTAGGCGATGTTCAAGACACCTCCCAAAATGGGGTCGGCCAGGAGATACCATGCGGTGGCGCTCGAGCCGGTGATGGCGCTGTTCGAGAGCCAGGGCGAGACGATTACCTCGTAACGGCCAGCGAAGGGGTTGCCGGCGGGCGCGGGCTTGCCGGCGGTTGTCGTTTCGTTCAAGTCGAGCGACTTCATGAGCTGCTCGGCTTTGGCTTTGAGCTCGGGTGGGACGAGCAAGTAGCGGGGCGTCAACATGATCGGTTGGCCGGCGGCGTCTACCTGTTTCAAGAAAAGCGTTTCCGCCAAGCCCAATGACTCGATGGAGAGAGCGCTCGTCGTGCCGGTGAGCAAGTTGTTGTGGGCGACGCTAAAGAGCGCCGGCGTGCCGGGGTTCGAGAGCAAGAGCTCGTAAACGGCGTTTTGAATCGTCAGGGCGCTCGAGCGCCCCATGATGCGGGGAATCTGGGTCAAGGCGTCCAGGTCGTCATTGACGAGCATTTGCCGAGTGAGCGCGACAATGCGGCCATAGGTTTCGACTTGTTGCGAATAGGATTCCTCGACGAGCTGCAAGTGTTTAAGCTCGCCATCTTGCGGCACCTTAAGAAAGGGGCCGGACCCGGTGAGCCGGTAGAGCGAGCTCGGGCGGAAGTCTTGGGCGTTGGATGAGCTCGTGATGAGCAAGGCGGTCATGGGCTCGGCGGTGTAACTGGCCAGCATGATCTTATTCAAGGCTGGCGTGAGAATGCCGGTGAGCGAGATTGTCGAGAAGCCGATGCCGCTGGCTTGGATCGCGTTGTTTGCGTCGAGGGCAAGCCGGATGATGTCGTTGTTGATGCGGCCGGGGCGGGCATATCGGCCGGCGGCGCCGATCGTGGCGTAGACGAGCTCGGTGATGCCGGTCCCTTTGAATTCGGGGGTGCCGGCGGCTTCGATCGTAAGCGGGTCGAAGTGGCGCTCGAGTTGGGCCGGGGTGAGTCCGGCGGTCTCGCAGAAGGCGCATTCCAGAACACGGGCCGTGGGCCGGGCCGTCCGTCCCTGCATCGGCGGCGGGCTGGGGCGTTCGGTGCGGCGCAGTCGGAGCTCGTACTGATCGGGGGTCCAATCGTGCGCGTCGGCTTCCTCGGCGAGTGCCTGGATATCGTCGGCTCGAGCGCCGCGGATCGCGAGCGCATCGCGGGTCAACCGGGCGCGGAGCTCGGCGCGGTGCTCGAGCGCGCGGCGCTGGGCGAGTACGGCGCCCGATGTCTTCGGCTCGTCGGCCGGCGCGGGGAGGTCGGCCTGGTCGGGCTCATGCTCTGTATCGGCGCGGGCCGCAATGCTCGCCGTCGTGGCGCCGTCGGCGCCGATGTCGACGAATGATATTTCGCCGATCGTGGCGCGGCGGACTACGTAAATCGGGCCTTTCCAGTCGCGACCATTGACGGCGACGGTGTGGCCGGCGCGGACAAGCTCGAAGTCGCTAACGTCGGCGCCGATACTGGCTTGCCAGTGAAAGCCATTGCGGGCGGCGGTAACAACTTCGCGGGCTTCGGGCGTATCGCGGGAAATGACGCCGGTGGCGTGAAGGTGTCCCTCGCGGATCGTGAGAGTATCGGTGTGGCCGACGCCGGCGCGGGCGTCGTGCTCGAAGCGTATCGGGCGGTTCTGGGTCGGGATCGTAACGCCGTCCAGGTCGACGATCGTTGGGTGGCGCCAGCCTTTGAGCCGCATAGGCGCGCCGGTGTACGCAACCATTTCGAAGCGGGGCAGCGGGGCGGGGGCTCCCTCGGTCGCCGCGGCTTCAAGCGGGGCAAACGTCGCCGCGGCGACGAGCTCGACGGAGCGGGGCGGGGCTTGCGGGTCAATCGTCGTCGTTGGCATCGGCGGGTATCTCCTCGTCGGGCTCTTCGCCGGGCACCTCCTGGTCGGCGTCGGGCTCTTCGTTCGCGTCATCCGGGACGTTGGGCTCCTCTGGGGGCGGTGCTGACTCGGGCCGCTCTTCGGGCAAGGCGGCGGAAGTGATACCAAGTTGGGTCATGCGTTTTACCTCGCGGGCGCGTTGGTCGAAGACGGTTTGCCAGTCCCTACCATCGGCGGCACATTCATCGGCCCAAGTCGTTGTCAGATTGAGAAGGCGTATTTGTTGGGCCTGGGCTTCCTTCTGGGGGTCGACGTGCGGGACGCTGGGCCAATGCCATTGGATCGGCGTAAACCGGGCGGGCAGACCGCGGAACAGTCCGATCGTGGCGGCTTCGTCGAGCCAAGACTCGAAGATACGCCGCAAGACGGCGCATTGGAGCTCGCGCCGTAGGATCGCGATGGCGCGGCCGAAGACTTGGAAGTCGAGTCGGCCGGAGCTGTAGTTGTATCCTGAGCTATTGCCGGCGGCGACGGCGTAGGGCATCTCTAAACAGCGGGCGATTTCATTCAAGGTCTGCTCGACGAAGGCGGGGTGGGCGGTCGTCGGCTGCTCGGCTTTGAATTGGCTTAGCTTCCAGCCTTCGGGCAGGAAAGCCATTGTCCGGGGCTCGATCGGCAAGCCGGGCGTCGTCGTGCCATAGCCGTACTTGGCTTCGCCATCGGGCGGTAGGCCGTAGGGTTGGTCCTCGGACGGGGGTTGGTCGGTTTCCAAGACCGCGGCATAGTCGGCGGCGAGCTCGGCGGCGGCGACGGTCGCGAGCGTGTATCGCCGTAGCAGGGCGAAAAGCGGCAACGCCGGCGTGAGCTCGGAGACGCCGCGGGCCTGGCCGGGCCGGTCTTGGCGATACCAATGGAGCATGAAACGCGCGGGAATCGCCGTGGCGCCGGTGTTATAGCTGCTCGCATTGGTGGAGCCGGGGTGTTCATGCAAGAGCGAGTAGGTAAGCGGATTGCCGAAGGTGTCGAAGTCGATTCCGTCGACGTGGCGCGGGCCGTCGGGCGGCGTGAGGGCGGCGCCGTAGGGGTCGGCGATCTGATCGCACTCGATCAAGCGCAGGTCAAGCTGAACGTCATGCTCGATGCGGGGGTTCGTGAAGAGTAAGCCGAAGGTCTCGCCGTCGACGGCGCGCGCCTGCCGCATAACGCGTAGCTTCTCGTCCAGGTTGATGAGCTCGGACCATTCATTGAAGCTGGATTCGATCTGGTCATTGAGCGGTTCATTGGGGGTTTTAACTTGGAGGTTGGGGCCAGTGGAGATCGCAGCGTTGGCGAGCGTCAGGACAATGCCGCGGGCATAGGAGTTGTTGGCGGTCTCGTAGCGGGCGCGGTTGCGCAGGGTGCGCCGCACCTCGGGCGAGTTGGCCGCGTTGGGCGAGAGCGGATCGGCGTTGGCCCAATGCCGGGCGTTCTCTGCGGTCGTGGCCGCGGCGTCGTAGCGGGCGGCAAGCCGGCGCCGCTGGTCGGCGGTGGGGCTCGTCGGCCGGCGGGCCGGCGGGGGCGGTGGGGCCGGCCGGCGGGGCTCGGCGCTCCAGTCGATGAGCTGGATATGGGCGTCAGTCATTGGACGCCGGGGGCGAGTACCTTATAGGTGCGAATGCCAATGCCGCAACGGACGGCGCGGGAGCGCAGATACTTGTCGGCGGCGATCAGGTCGCCGATCGGCCGCGTCTGGGTGTTATTGCCGTCGATAGTGACGGATTGCGGGCTCGTGAGAGCGGCGAGCAGGGCGAGCTCGGCGGGCGTCGGTTCGGTCGGTTCATTCATGGGGGGCGCTCCTGAGTGAGACGGTTGTAGGATTTTGGGCGGGGGGAGTTCTAGTCCAAAATCGGGGGGCTGGACATGTCTGATGAGCGGATGTGGGGGCGGCGCATCTCGAAACATGAATTGTGTCGGATGTGGGGGCGGCGCTCGATTGTGAAGCGGTGACGTGTCCGCATTGCGGGACCCAGTATCCGCTAGGTAGAGTTGGCGCTTGAATGGGGCTGGCGCTTGCTACGCTGCTCCATTGGCCGGAGTCATGACCCGGCGCGGCCGCGACTGGTCAAGTGGTCCTAAGCCCGCTCTGGCCAGTCGGCCGCATTTAATGTGTCGCGCGGCGAAGTTCGAGTTAGCGCTTTTGGCCAGTCGGCCGCATTTAATGTGTCGCGCGGCGAAGTTCGAGTTAGCGTTGCGGCGAGTATCGGCCGATCGGGTTGGCCGGCGGGCGGCGTGCCGGGTAGGGGCCGGCGGCGGGCGCGGGGGCGGCGCTCGAGGTCGGCCGCGGCCGGCGGGGCTGCGGAGTAATCTGGCCGGGTAGGGCGGCGCCGTGCATCGCCGCGGCGACGGCACAACCGGCGAGACAATCGAGCCAGTGATTGTCCGGGCGGTCGGGCCGGGCCTTCCATTCGTCGACGGCGCGGCCGCGGCCGGTCGTGGGAACCCGGTACTCGGCGCCTAGGTGCTCGGCGAAGAGTCGATGGGCGGCGGGGTCGTTGCCGAAGAGCGTCAAGGCGCCGCGGTCGCCGATCGCCGCGGCAAGCCTGGCATGAGCGAAGCTCTTCCAAAAATTCGTGTCGAAGGTGACGTGCCGGACGGCGCGGCGGGGGTCGACGGCGGGTACGGTCCAATTGAGTCCGCGGCGGTCGCCGGGCTTGCGGGTCCATTCATGCATCGGCCGCGAGCTGGCGCCGATGTATCGGCCGTGGCTCGGCATGAGCGCGTTCGCGTGCGGGCTGGCGCGGGCCAGGGCGTAGACAAGCGGCGTTGATATCGCCCAATTGGCGTCAATCAAGAGGCGGTCGGGTCGCATCTCGGCTCCGTCGTCGCGCAGAATAGGCCGGGTCATGAGCGCTTGCGTCAGGGCGTCGAGCCCAGCGTAGAGCGCTCCCTCGATGCCGGCGGCGGGGAAGGCTTTGGCGAGCGTGCGGCGCAGGCTATCGAGCGTGAAGTAGGGCGTAAGCTGGTCGGGGTACGTGCCATAGTCGACAACGGCGCCGGTGAAGTCGGGCGTCCAGGAAACGAGACAGTAGTAGAGCGCCGCCTGCTGACAATCAATGAAGCCGGTGAGCAAGGTACTTTCGAGCGGCGCCGTCAAGCGGGGTCGGCCGCTCGTGCGGCTCATGATCTGCTCGGGCGTAAGCTCGGCGGCGTAAGCCGCGTCAATCTTGGGTTCGTTCTGGTACTCGGCGAAGAAGGCGAGCTCATCGCGGAGACGTAAATTCATGGCGTGCTGAATGGCCGAAAGCTCGTCGAGATTGTGCCGCTCGGGCCAAGCGACCGCGGCGCCTTGGTCCATATCGGCGCGGTGTTTCCGATAGTAGGCGGTCGCTTCGGCGCCGCTGCCGCCGGCGCGAAGACTGTCGGCGCGGAGCTCGGCGTAGGTTTCCCACTTGGTCGACGTGGGAAAGCTGTAGACGAGTTTCGTGCGCTCGCCGTGCCATTCGGGGTGGCGGGTGCGGTCCAGAATGCGGTCGGCCAGGTCGCCGGGTTGAATAACGGTGCAAGGCATGATGCCGCTAATGCTCTGGCCAGGTCCGGCAAGCCCTAGTACGGCGCCGGCGAGTATGGATGCGCGGTGCTCGCATTGGGTGGGGCTGCGGGCCGATTCGTCGGTCTGGGGGTCGTCGCATAGCACGAGTCCGGGCCGGATGGCGCGGCCATCGGGCATCGTGTGCTTGCGCCCGCGGATGTGCCCGGATAATCCGATCGTCTCAATCGCCGTGCCGGCGGCGGCGCTGCCGCGGATGTCCGGGAGGATCATCTTGGTGCGGGTGAGCCGATAGGTGATGGGGGCTCCCTCATAGAGCAAACGTCGTTGGTGCACTCCCTCTAGGCGCTGTATGGGGTAGATCACTTCGGGGAAGTCGCCGGCGAGCTCGGGGTTGGAAAGTAAGGTCGCATGGATTGACGCTAGGTTGCGCTCGGCGGCGCTCTGATCGGCGCCGATCAAGAGCGAGTAGGCGCAATGGCCGGCGAGCGTCGCCCACATAACGGCGCTTTCGCTTAGAGAAGTCTTTCCGCTGCCGCGGGGCATCGCGAAGGCGCAGAGCTCGCCGCGGAGTACGGCACCCTCAATGCGCTCGATCATGCGCAGGTGGTCGGGGCTCCAGGGCAGGTAGTAAACCGTCGCTTGGTAGAGCTCGCAAAAACGGCGGAACGAATGCCGCGCCTCGCCGCGGCGGATCGGGTCCTTGACGGGCGGGATGGGGGCGATGTCGCGCGCGGCCGATCGGTCGGCCGCGTGAATGCGCCGGCTTGCTTCCTTCTGACTGAGGTACTTGCGCGGCTTGGCGGTCCTCATTTTCCCTATGTGCTTCGGAAAAGCGGCATGGGGTGGGGTTCGAGGATCGCCGTGCAAGCGCGGTCAAATTGGCGCTCGAGCGAGCGGGCTTCGTCGAGCTCAGCCGCGGTGCGGCGGCGGAAATACGCTCGTTGGGCGGTTCGCATCGCGCGTCCGAGTTCGGCGAGTTCTTCGAGCGTCATGGGTGGCGCGGCTGGTATCTGCTTGGGCGGCATTGGTCGTGCTCCTGGGTGGCGGGGGCGGGCGCGGGGGCGGGGGCGGGGCGTCAATGATGCGCTGGGCGGCAAGCCGGATGTGCTCGACTGGCGAAGCGGTCGCCGGGGCGAGTCCGAGCGGGTGCAAGTAGAGAGTGACGGCGCCGGCCGTGATGTCGACGGGCGCCGCTGGCGGGTCATTGCGAGCGGGCAGGTAGAGCGCGATGAGTTTATTGAGCTCGCGTTGTGCGCTTAGGGCAGTCTTGGCGTCATGAATGGAGACGCTACGCCGGTAGAGGTCGTTCAACCGGACGTAGGCGCGGCCGGCTTCGGCTTTGGGGTCGAAGTGGCCGGCGGTACTGATCTTGGCGCGGGCTTCGGCGAGCAATGCCGCGGCGGCGGCGCGGTCCAGTCCCAACGCCTTGGAGAGTACGGCGACGGCTTCTCCCTCGGTGGCGCCGTTACAGAGCAAGAGGATAGCGCGGTTGATGTACTCGGGGTCAAGCGGCGGGGTGGTCGGGTGTTTCATCGGCCGAAGTACGTGAAGGCGTAGACGGTGGCGCCGGCTTGCTCGAGCGCCGCTCGGGCGAGTCGAAGCGTTGTGCCGGTGGTCAATACGTCGTCGACCAGTATGACAACCGGCGGCGGCGCTGCTTTCAAGCTAAACGGGCGTTGCCTGATGGCCGCCTGTGGTCCGTGTTGCCAGTCTTTCGTGTCGGTGCGGCGCAGCAAGTCGACGCAAGGGAGTTCGACAAGGCGGGCGACGGCGCGGGCGAGCTCAAGGGCGGCGTAGTGGGCGGGGGGCTCCTCCTGATCGAGCTCGAGCGCGGCCGATGCGCCGGCCGGCGGGAAGGTGACAACCGCGGCGGGCGGGATGTTGGGAAGGCGGGCGCGGATTACTAGGGCGATGGCGCCGGCGAAGTGGTCGAGCTCGGCGGGGTCTCTGGGGTAGTCGGATTTCCATTGGGCAATGCGGCGGCGGTCGAAGACGCGAAGCGTGGCGCTCCAGGCGCCGCGCCCGATGCGCCGCTGCGGGTGGCCGGGCGCGGGGGTCTCGTCGCCGCCGGCGAGCTCGGCCAGGCGGCCGGCGGCGCCGCGGCCGGCGCGGTCGTAGGCTTCATTCATCCAAGAGACGTGGAAGGCGTGAAGCGCCCGGGAGTGGGTCAAGGTCGATTGCTCCAGGTTCGAGTTCTCGCATAGGTTGGCCGATCCCTCGATTGTGAAGTAACGCCGGCCATCGTCGACGAGCAATACCTTCGCATGATTGTGGAAGCACACAAGGCGGCTGCCGCCGCGGCGGTGGCGGCGTATCTGCTCGACCAAGGCGCCGTAAACGTCGGTGTTGCGGCGCTTGAAGTAGACGCCGCATAAAACATGGGCCGCGCGCAGGGTGCCGGCGTCCAGGAGTTGAGCGAGCTCGTCGACGTTCTGGCGGTTCATCGTCCAGGTCGAAGCCCACAACGTCGCCGGCTTGGCCAAGAGCTCGCATAGGTGGGGGACCCAGCGCCAGAAGTCGTAGTGCGTCTGCGATATGGCATGAATCGACGTGCCGGCGGGCGGGAGCTGGGGAACGGCTGTGCGTATCTGCTCGTGCTGGCGGATACGGGCGAAGCGGTGCCGGGCGCGGGTTCGAGCGGTGCGGGGCGTAAGTGTTTCTTGGTCGGCAAGCCCAATCGGCGTTAGGCCGGCGAGCTCCAAGAAAAGCGGGTCCAGGTCCTCGAGCGCTGGCGGTTGATTGACTCGATCCAAGTTTTCGCCTTGTTCCCGGGCAGTCGGGCGTCTAGGGGTCGCCGGAAGGACCCACGGTAGGTTCGGCCGAAGCTGGCGCCGGCGGGATATGGGGCGTGAGAAACCGCCGGCGCGCCTCTTCGGTCAAATACACTATTGGTAGGGGCGGGGCATCTGACGTATAAAACCACGGTCTTGTTGTGATTGTATGTGGTCGTGATAGGGTTGTCATGAAGGCATATTCGAGGGCTGGTCGTGGTAGGGTTATCATGAAGGCATATTCGCGGGCTGGGGATTGGATGTCTTTGGGCATCATGTGCTTGCACGTGGAGACAGGGGCAAGTATATCGGCTTTTTGGATGCGCTCGCATGGGGCGAGCGGGCCGCTACCTTAGGGGGGCCGGGTGATGGGTGAAGTGATGGCGCGCAAAGCGCGCCTGGAAAAGCTCATGGGGGACATTCGCAAGGGACTTGAAGAGTTCTATCATGTGGGGATGAGTCTTCGAGAAATTCGGGATGATGAGCTCTATCGTGAAGCTGGGTTCGATTCGTTTCTGGTCTTCTGCAAAGCCGAGTTCGAGTACGCCGAACGGCATGTATACCACTTGATGAAGGCGGCGGACTATAGGATCGGTTTGCCGCCGGCGCCTACTGCACCTGGGGTGCAGTATCAATGGTCTGAGAGAGCGGTGCGCGAATTGACGCGCATTCCCGACAAGCGGCAAGCCGCGCGCGTCGCAGCTAAGGCCATTGCAGCAATCGAGCAAAGCGTGAAGAGCGCCACCAAGAATGGGGGCGTCAAGCTGCCGACGTTGACGGCTACGGTGCGGCGCTTCGTCGACGCGGATCTCGGCGTGAAGCGTGGCGCGGCGCCGAAGGTCGTGACGCCGCCGCCGCAAGCCGGCGGGCGCAATCTCCTGGATTACCTCGAAGACAGGATTGGAGCTGAGCGCTCCGTTCTGGCGGTTCTGCGGGACATTCCCGCGGATGGTTGGGCGGTCATCAATGACGAGAATCCGCGGACGGTCAAGCGTTTGATCGGCGCGCTTTCGGCGTTGGTGACGTTCTTGGAAGGGGTGACGGAATGAGCATCATTGAAGACGGGCTGCATCGCGCGGGGCTGGAGCTGCGCGGCGATACGCTGCCGATCAAAGACAGGACGGTCAAGACGTTCCAACGGTTGATCGCCGCCATGAGGGCGGCTGAAGCCGAAGTTGACAAGGAATTGCGGGCGCAGGGCGGCGAGCTGCATCGCGCGTTGCGTGAGAATCTGGAGCTGCAAGAGCGCTGCCATAAGCTCGAAGGCGAGCTGCGGCGGCTGCGAGTTGGCAATGTGCTTGCCGGCGTTGAGTCCCTGTCGACTACCGAGCGAGCGAAGGTGCTGGAGTGCGCCTGAGCTGAAGCAAGACCGCGCCCGGGCAATACGCCGGGCGCGGTGCCATCAATAATCTCGTTGCATGTAGCAGCCGTGGTCGGGCCGCTTGATCTTCTGGGGATGGAATTTGCCGTGACATTCGCGGCAAACACCGAGAACATCCGTAAGCAGTTCGTGGCCGTAGCGCTCATAGGTCACATGGTGCAGGAGCTTGGCCGGATTCTCGCCGCATGCCTCGCAAACACCACCGCAACGTTTCATGACTCCTTTCCACAGCCATTGCTGATGGGCATCGCTCTTCTTGGGACGCTGCTTCCAGAAATTCGGGCGTGAGAATTCATTGCCATAGCCGGCAAAGAATGAGCCGTCCTTGAAGTCAAGGGCGAGCTGGATCGGCGGGCCGGGTCGAGGTTTGTCGGGGGGTTTTGGTGACACCGCCGCGGGCGGCGTATCGGGATCATTGCGCCCACTATTGCGCAAACGATGGGGCAAAACGCACTCAGGAATCTCATCTGGAGCCGATTCAGGCAGTTTGATCGTAAGGCCAAAATAGTAGCACTCATACAATTGTCGATGGATCATATCAGAAAACTCCAGCCACAAATCCCATGGGTTGGCACTATTACAGTGCTTGATAGCCTTGCCTTTTGGGCAATCTGTCGTTTCCAATCGCATTATATAAATATCAGGATGCATGGCAAACGAGATTGGACGCCACAAGCCACGGTAATAACATTGTGATGTCCAGATCGGTACCGTATCCGGCTTGACTTCTAGCAGCAGCTCGTTCATCGCGACTTCCCCCTTATGCTCATCGTCGGTAGAGGGCCTGTGTCGTGGTCGTGAAAGCGACATAGAGCGCATCGAGCGCCTGGCCGCGGGCGGGATTCGATTCGGGCAGGATGAAGGCTATCGTGCGCGCCAAAGCGTGCGCGTGATGCGATACGATACCAAGGCGGCGGGCTGTGGCAACGTCGCGAACGGGGGCGGCTTCGAAGGCGCGTTCAAGCTCGGCTGGGCTCATGAGCGGCAAGCCTCCGCGCGTGCATTATGGTTCCAGGGGGTGCGCGATGGAAGCGGGCGATGGGTTGCGGGTCCAGACTTACGGGCGCGTCAACGGCTACCCGGTGGAGCTCGAATTCCATCTGCGGCGTCTGACGCCGGGAGCGTTGGGCCGGGTCTTCAGGCGCCTTGAATTGGGCGGGTTCGAGCGGCCGGCGCTCGAGTACCAACGTGACGCCGATGGGTTGCCGATGTGTCCGCGGCACGGGTCGGCGATGGCGCTTCGCGAGCGCCAGGGCGATACCTGGCATTCGCATAGAGTCTTGACCAACCAAGGGCAAGAGCTCTATTGCCGGGGCCGCGCCGGGCATGACTCGCCGGGTTGGTACGTGGCGCCTGGCGATGTCGAGGGGGCCGCGGCGGGCGAGTAGTCTCTAGACAACGCGGGAAGGTTGGCGATAGGGTGCGCGGCGCTGGCTTGGGCATTTCTGTGCCTAGGCGCGGTCTAGGAAGGGCGAGACAGTTCGGGAGTGTCCAGGCCGGCTTTATTCAGGGGGGTAGTCGGTTTCCTTCTTTTCAGTCGCGCGCGGTGACAACCTAGCAAGTTCCTCGCAGCGCGGCGGGCAAGGGTTGAAGGGTGACACAATTCGTTTCGCGTGCGCTCGCCGGCGGCGGCGAGTTGGCCGGGCGTGCGCCTGCGCCGGGCGGCGAGCGCCTGGCGCGGGTGCTGCGGGCGGCGGTGGGTCAGGTTCCTCCGCAAGCCTTATCTGTCCTAACGGTGCTCCTGCTCGAAGCCGAAGACGGCGGCGTGGTGCACCTCACCAACGGCGAGCTCGCCGGGCGCCTGGGGTGGAGCCGAAGCCGCTGGGATCGGTGGCTCCGGTGGCTCGTCGCAGCCGAGTGGGTCATGCGTTGGTGGTGCTACGGGCGGCGCGTGCTGCGGGTGCCGGCGCCGGGGCCGAACCTTGCGCCTAGTCGACGCAAAACGCCCAAGGTGTGTCACACCCACGTCAGTAGAGACGCAAACTGTTCCAGTTTTTTTCGTCCCAAGTTTGCGCAAAGCGCCCAAAGTGTGTCACACCCACGTCATTTGCGGTGTGAGCGAAAAGACAGAAGAAGCGTCCAATGTGAAGAAGACGCCAGTGTTTCTCTGACACTGGCGTCTTCTTCGTCTGAAAGCTTCCACTTCGCGCGACCGCCGCGCCGCGGCGACGAGCGACAAGAGGTCGCTCGCCGCGGCGGGCTGGGTTCAGGGTTCGTTGGGGAGGATCGTCCCTCGGGGTTCGCTCTGGGGGCGCCAGGGGCTTTGCGCGCGGCGGGTGGGGTTCTGGCACGTTCCAGGAGGGCCGATGCCGTGGCGGGCGATTCTGGCGGTTCTAGGGGCATGCCGGGCGCCGCGGAGCTCGTGGCGCGGCTGGAAGGCGTCGCCGACGCTGGGGAGTTCGCCGCGGAGCTGTGTGCGGCGCTGGGCGAGACGGGGGCGGCGGCGCGCAATACCTTCGCGCTTCTGGCGCGGACGAAGGCGCGGTCGGAGCTGCTTAATATTGTCGGTTCGGTCGTGGATACGGGGCATGCGCGGCCATCGTGGGCGATCGCCCAACGGGGCCGGGCGCTCGCCGATCGGCCGACGCCGGCGGGGGTCAATGGGCTTCCGCCTTCGGGGCCAGGGCCTAAGGCGGTGGAGTCGGAGTGGCTTCGGAAGGGGGCGGCGCCGCGTGAGGATGCGCCCGAGTGTTGGCGCGAGCTCGACGGCCATACGGTGGCGCGGCAATGGGCGCTCGTGCAAGCCTGGGGCTGGCGCACGGTCCCTATGGGCGATCGCCGCCGGAAATTCGCCGATCGCCTGCGTGTCGAGCTCGAACGGCGGGCCGGCGGCAATCCGATTGAGCCGGCGGCGCCGGGGGCAAAGCCGGCGGCGGAAGTCCTCGCCGCGGGGCACGATTGGGACCAGTACGGGCCGGATCATGCGTTGCGGCGGATGTGGGAGAGAGTGTTGAAACGGGAACGGGAAGCAACAAGGGAAGGGGGCGAGTCATGACGGAAGCGGATCAAAAGGCGTGGCGGTGGATGTTTCTTTGTTGGATGGAGAGTTTCGCCGACGAGGCGGCGAGCGGCGCGCTCGAGGGGCTCTTGACGGAGCTCTACTTCGGCGAGCGGATCATCGTCCAGCAACGGGCCGGCGATATTTCGGTGTGCTCGACGTTCGAGACTGCGGTGCCGCGGGGGCGGCGGGCCCAGAAGGCGTGGGGGCGGCGAACTATGAAACGGCTCGTGGAGGATCGCTGCCGCCTGCTCCAGGTGGCGCGGCAATTTCGGCAGCTAGGCGGGTGGGCGGGGGTGGATTAACCGGCGCGGGGCTCTGACAACCTAGCAAGTTCCGAGCGCCCGCGCCGGCGGTTGAACCCCCGCGGCGGTCATGTTACCACAACCTGCCGCGGGGGGGTGACCGATACACCCGTTGGGATTCGAACCCAAAAACCTTCGGTTCCGTAGACCGAGCGTTTTACGGGTGTCGTATCCTTCCCGATGGGGGTTTGGGGAATCTTACGGGGGTTCCCAAATGGCGCCGGTGTCGTTCGCCGCGCTGCGCTTGGATCTGCTGGCGCTCTATCGTCCGCCATTGCGACGGAAGGCAACGTATTTCAAGCTGCGTCAGGTCCTCGGCGAGCTCGCCGCGCTCGAGTTGGCGACCGCGGCCGATCTGACGCCGGCCGCGGTCGCGCGCTGGCTCGAGCGCTTCGCCGGGCCGCGCCGGCCGGCAACGGTGCGCTCCCTCCTGCGGGTGATGCGTACTGTGTGTCACTACGCCGAAGAGTTCGGCGGGCTCGAGCGCTCGCCGTTTCGGTGGCGCTCGCCGGATCGTTGGTTAGGCGAGCGACTTGCCGGCGACTTGCCGGCGGCTTCCAGGAGACACCTCTCGCGGGACGAGCTCGGGCGGGTGCTGGCGCAAGCTGACGCCGAAGCGGTCACGTGGCGGGCGCGGCGGCGGCGGGCGCTCGTCTACCTGCTCGCCTATACCGGGATGCGGAAGTCGGAAGCGCTGGGGCTCGAAGTCGGGGATTGCGATTTCGTGGAGGGGCTAGTCTCGATCCGAGCGAACCGGGCGCGGGTCTTGAAAACGGCAAGCTCGGCCGCGTGGCTGGCGCTGGCGGCGCCAGTGCTCGAAGTCCTCCGCGGGTGGAGCCGGGAGTGTGGGTCGGCTTGGCTCTTTCCAGGGGTGCGGCGGCGCCGGCCTTGGTTGGGCGGCGGGCCAGGTGGTCGGGCCGTCGACGAAGTGAAGGCGTTGGGGCGGCGTGCCGGCGTGCCGGGCGTGACGCTGCTCGTCTTTCGGCATACGCTGGCAACGCTGGCCGAAGTCGGCGGCTTGGGCGAGCTCGAACTACAGCGGCAACTACGCCATTCCTCGCCGCGGACCCAAGCGGGTTATCGGCACACAGACATTGACGAGCTCAAGCGAACCGCGGTAAAGCTGGGGTTCCTGTTGCGGGCGGAATAGGGTGGACATAATTGGGACATAACTAGGACAAAACTGGGACATAACTGGGAAACGGCAAGAGGGAGGTAGGCGCCGTGGCTTTGTGCCTTCGGCTACTGGTGTTTGCCTCCCTCTTGGCAACGCCGGCGGCGGCGTGCTGGCGGTGCCAACAAAGTGCACCTCTGGCGGCGCCGCCGGTCATGCTGGTCGTCGTGCCGGTGGCGCCCGGCGAGCTGCCAGTCTACGTTCCTCCCTACGTTCCTCCTCCCGCGCCGCCGGCGCCGGCTCCGGCTCCCTTGCCGCCGGCTCCGGCTCCGGCTCCGGCTCCAGGAGAGCGGCAATCCTGGGTGTACTATGTGGTCGATGCCGATCGGGCGACGCCGGGTCAATTGGAGTTGGCGCGGTCGCCGGCGGTGCGCAAGGCGGTGCAACGCGCGGGCATGGGGTGGCGGCTCCTGCGCTCCGATCAAGCGCAGCTGGGAGAGTTGGGCCTGACGCCGATCGTGGAGCGGGAAGGTTTGCCGGTGCTCGTGCTGGTCGACGAGCGGGGGATCGTGCTCCAGGTCATGCGGTCGCCGATGGAGTCGGATGTCGTGGGGGCAATCGGTCATGCCACTACTCGAGCGCTTCATTGACCAGTCGGGGCAGGTTCGCCGGCTAGGGACGATTGTGGCGCCGGTCAATCTGCTGGGGGCTCCGGCGCCTTTCGTCGTGCCAAGCGAGCGCTGGTTGGAGTTCGAGTTGCCAAGCGAGACAGCGGCGCCGGTCAAGAACCAAGGCTCTTACGGCGCCTGCGTGGGGCATGCGGCGACAAGCTCGCTAGAGCTCGAGCGCTGGTTGGCCGGACAACCGGCGCGGGTGCTCTCGGCTTGGTACGTCTACTCGATTCTCTGTGGCGGGATCGATCGCGGGGCGTCCATTCCGCAAGCGCTCGAGCTCATGCGAGAGCAAGGCGCGCCGCCGGACGAGCTCGTACGGCACGGGACAATTGATCCTCGAGCGCTGTCAGCCGAGTCGCATGCCGCGGCGCCGCGGTTTCGGATTGAGATTGGCTTCGCCGCGGTTTCCTGGGGAGAGTTGATGTCGGCCGTCCAGGTGGGCGGGTTTCTCAATTTTAGTGTGTGCGTGGGGCCGGGTTTCGATCATCTCGATAGCGACGGTTGTTGCGGCATCTGTCCGGGTCCAGGCAATCATGCGGTGACGGGCGGCTTGGGGGCGAAGCGCTCGGGTGGACGGTGGCTCATTAAGTGCCAGAATTCATGGGGAGTGGCGTGGGGGCTTGATGGGTACTTCTGGGTATCTGAAGCGCATATCCTGGCGCAGAGTAACTTTTGTGCGTATGTCGTGCGCTCGCCGCGGGAGGACCCTGCGGACGACTCGGCGCCGGTCGTGGTTCGAGATTGGCCTACGGCGGATCGGGGGCTTGTATGACTGGCGTTGAGCTGCCTCGGACGATTGCGGGCTGGGCAATCTGGCTTGTGATTCTGATTGCGGTCGTAGCGGCGGTCTACGTTGGGGCCGGCGCGATGGGGGTCGCGATTCCGCGATGGGTCGTAACGCTGTTTTGGATCGTTATCGCCGCGGTCGTCGTCATTGGAGTGATTCGGTTTCTTGCTTCTCTGGGAAGCGGGGTCTAAGGTGCTGGGGCTCGTGGCGCAGGTCGCCGGTGATTCGGTGGGGGCGGGGGCGCTGGGGCTCGCCGGCGGCGGGGTGTCGGTCGTGCTCCTGGCGGTCGTCCAGGGATACTTTCAATCGGTCGCCGCGGCGCGGTCGCATGAACTGGAGCGCTTGAAGCTTGAACGGTCAATGGATGATAGCGCGGCGATTGCCGAAGTCGCGCGGGCGGTGGAGGGATTGACGCAATGGGCACGGAGTTGTCCGGGAATGCCGGCGCCGCCGGTGCTGGAGCGCCGGCCAGGGGGGCCGTTCGGGCCGAAGCGGGAATCGTAGACTTCCTGGCGTGGCTCGTGGGCGCCTGGCAAAACTATGCGGTCTCGATTGCCGCGGCGCTCCTGCTCCTAGCGGTCGCCGCGTTGGCCGCTCAACATTCGAACTATCAAAAGTCGCATATCGAGCGCCTCGAGCGCCTGGCCGCGGACAACCGGGCGGTGCTCGATCGGATCGCGGTGAAGCTGGGCGTGGAGTGACCCGGCGTAGCAACGTGGGTCGCCGATAGTTTGGGGTTTAGAGTGGCAAATGGGGGCATCGCCGGCAATCGTCAAAGCTCACATAGCGGGGCCGCGCCGGGTCTAGGTCGCAACGGTTCGAACAACCGCAAGGTTGGCGATGCCGGCAAGCTCGAGCGCGAGCGATGATGGCGAGCACCTCGGCGGGGCGTGGCGGCGCGGCGTCCACGCGAACTGGCATCGAAAAGGGGTCAAGGCCAGGTGGCGGCAATGCCGGAAGCCCATAGGGCGTAGTCGGCGAGCGTCGGGTCGACGATGCACGTTCCGTCGGCGAGCTCGATGGCAACGCGAACATACTCGGTCGGGCCGGGCTGCGGGAGCCGGGTCTTGACTTCCTGGTAAATCACCGGCCCGTAGATGTCGGGCGTGCCGGTCGTGGGGTAGTCGTTTTCGGTGAAATAATAGCGCAGGATTACGCTTGCGGCCGGTCCCTGGAACTGCATCTCGAAGGTTAGGCGGTCGGGCCAGGCGGTCGGGCAATGGATGCGGACACCTACGCCATTGGTCGGCGGTCGGTTGGACGTGATGAAAGCGGCGCAATCGGTGATAACTGGCGGGGTGGCGCCGCCGGCCAGTCCGATGCGGGGCAGGTCGGCGACGGCGACGAAGTTACTAGCGGGTTGCCAACCGCAACTAGCGAACCGGGCCGCGGCTTGGTTGAAGGTGTGGGTCGCGCCCGAGCCGGTTGGCCAGGTCCAGTGCAGGGTGACCGATGTGGGGGCCGGTAAGCCGGCGGCGGTGCAGCAAGGGACCGCGGGAACGGGCGGGGCGGCGCAGGGGGTCGCGAGTCGCACAAGGGCCCATTGTTCGCCGGTCCCTCCCTCGGTCCATAGGATCGTTGCCGGGCCGCTATCGGCGCTTTCGAGCCGGGCGGTATTGGCGGCGGTGGCTCGAGCGCAGCGGTGCGCCGTGTTCAAGACATTGAGACGAACCTGGGTAACGCCGGTGAGCATGGCGCGGCCGATCTGGCCGGGCGCAATCGGTTCCTGGGTGATGGCGATGCGGTCAAGCGTGGGTGTTGTGGGTGCGATGCCGCGGAAGGAAACAGGCTGCTTGAAGGCGTCCAGTGAGCTCGCCGGCGTGAAGATAGGTTCGCTAAAGGAAACGACGGCGTAGCGGGCCAGGTCGTTTCCGCTTTCGTTTTTCATGCTCGCCGCGCCGGCGGCGGGGCCGCGCTGCGAGTTCGAGGGCGCCGCGCCGGCGAGTTGGCGGGCCGCGGTTTCCTGAAGGGCATTCCATTCGGCGGCGGAAAGTTCGAGCCGGTCGCCGGGTGCTACGCTTTGGAATGGCGCGCGGTCCATTAGGGCGAGCTGCAACGGGTGCCAATGGAAATGACCGCCCATACCTCGCCGGTCGTGCCTTCGGCCCAGAGAATCGCCGCGGCGCCGGCGGTGGCGGATGATAGGAGCCGGGCCGTAGTTCCGGCTTCAACGTCGGCGAAGGTGTGGGTTGTGCTCGTCAGGTTTATGCGGGCCTGGGTAACGCCGAAGGCGGTTGCGGGCACGATGGAGCCGGTCTTCGCCGGCGTCTTCAGAATGGCGAATCGGCCGGCGTGCGCGGTCGTGGGGCTAACGCCGGTCATGACGATAGTTGATTGTTTGAAGGCGTCGAGCGCGGCGGCGGGGGTCCATAAAGGCGCGCCCAAGCCTACAACCGCGAAGCGGGCCAGGTCGGCGCCGGCGTCATTTCGAACGAAGAATAGATCGGCGCTCGGGTGGGGGCGATCTATTGGAGGGGCGAGCTCGCCGGCGTTCATTCGCCGGTGTCCTTCGAGGAGCGCGTTCCAGGTGTCGGCGCGGATCGTGATGGGGTCGCCGGGCGTAACGTGGTCGTTGCTCATGTCCCGATGCCGATCAGGGAATAGTCGCCGCTGGGGTATACCTGCTCGACGAGCGCGCAGACGGGACGCTTGACGAGCATCTTGGCGCTTGCGTCTTCAAACTCCATCGTCCGTACCCACATATACTCCCATCCTTTCTTGGCAATGCCGGTGATCGGGCCAACGACGAGGCCGGTGGCGTTTTCCGATACCTTGAAGCGGTAGGTCATCGCCCACTTGTCGAGTGAGCCACGTTTCGAGCCGGAGACGCCGAGTAGGCGTACCTCGCCGGTCGGCCATGATTTGAAGGTGGCGTCATTGGTGCACTTGCATAGGTTGCGTAGGATCGTCTTGTAGGCCGGCGTGATAAGCGCATCGTCGAGGTAATGCGTTTCGCTGAAGCTAAATTCGGGCCATTCAAGGTCCATTCCCTCGACGGCTTCGTGAGTGACATTGATGCCATTCTGGAAGTTGGGGGCGATGAAGCCGGGCGCGGGGTAAGTGGCGATGGTCGCGATTGAGTGGGTTATGTGAATGGACGTGCCGGCGATTTCGAAGGTGTATTCGGGCTCGCTACCTGGATAGGCGTAGCGGGCCGTGGCGTGCCAGTCCAGGGGGCCGATCTGCTCGGCGCTCGTTCCCTCGAGCGCCAGGTCGAAGTAACTCGTTGGCGCCGTGGCATTGACGAGCGTTCGCACCTCGGTTTCATCATCGGTGCCGGCGACGGCGTAGAGAATCTCGAAGCTCGGGTTATCGCCTTGGCTCCAGGTGCGGCTCCCGAAGCGTTCCCAAATTGTCGGCATGGGAGCGTTCTCACCGTTGAAAAACGAAGGGGCCGCGCTTGGCGGTATCGACCAAGTATTTGGTATTCGCCGCTGTCTCTTCGCTCGCCTTGGCCGCGCGCTCCTGAACACTCGTCGCGCCTAGGCCGGCGGCGGCGGCGGCGGAAAACGTGCCGCTGGCGCTCGCCTTGGCGGCGGTCTGCGTTTCGGTCATTACCTTCGAAAGGTCGGCGGGGCCGGGAATCTTGGCTTGCTCGGCGTCGGCCGCGGCTTTGGCTTGGTCAGCCGCGATACGCTTCTCCTTGGCTTCGCCTACCGATTTCTCGAAGGCGGCGCGGGCGGCTTCGAGCTCGGCGGCGAGCGGCTGCGTGTCAATCGCCGGCCGATCGCCGGTGACTTGGGCTTGTCCCTCGGCTAGTAAGTCTTTTTGCTTTTGGGCTTCGGCCGTGATTTTGGCGTTGTCGGCTTTGCGGGCCGCGGTGCGGGCGGCGATCTTCTGCTCTGTCTCCTGAGCGGCTTTGTCAATGTCTCCCCATTGGAGGGTGATCGTCGCAACCCAAGATTTCCAGAACCCGAGAAGCCGGTCGAGCATGTCGAGAAAGAAGTCCCTGAAGCCGTTCCAGAATTTTTGGAGGTTGGCAACGGTGTCAATCATGGTTCGCTCGATGGCGAAGCCGATGTCTTGCCATAAGTTCGTCGCCGCGGCTTTGATTTCGTTCCACTTGCCGAGAACGAAGTTGACGCCTTTGGTCCATTGAAGTTTCAGGGCCAACCATAGAATCTCGGCGGCTTTGCCGATGTCGCCGGTTGCAAGGGCGTCCGATATGCCGCCGAAGGCGGTGAGGGCGTCGGCTTTCAGTCCCTCGAAGCCGGCGGCGAGCTCGCTCGCCATTTGCTTTCCGGCTTCGGTCTGAGTGACGAAAAGCGCGCCTAAGCCGACTAGGCCGGCGGTCACTAGGCCGATCGGCGAGACAAGGAAGCCGATCGCCGCGCCGACCAATTGCAGGCCGGTTGCCAGGAGACCAAGGGTCGTGCCAACCGCGGCGGCGGCGGTGCCGAAGGCGGCGAGCGCGGCGCCGCCGGCGACGAGTCCGGCGGCGAGCATCGCAACTGTCTGGATGATGCCGCGGTTGTCCTCGATCCACTTGCCGGCGACGGCGGCAAGCTCGGCGAAGCGGTCGGCCAGGTCGGTCAGGGCGGGGGCGAGCGCGGCGCCGATCTTCTGGATACCGCGGTCGGTTACCTTGGAAAGTTTGGAGAGCGCGTCGCCGAAGGTTTCGGCCGCGGCGGCGTCTTCGCTCGACATTGTGATGCCAAGGCGGTCGGCTTCCTCCTGGAGGGCGGCAATGCCTTTTGATCCTTGAATCATGAGCGGCAAGAGCTCGGCGCCGCTCTTGCCGAAGGCTTCCAGGGCAATGCGGGTGCGCTCGGCGGGGTCTTGCGTATTGGCGATTAGGTCAGCCAAGCGGCCGAAGGTGGCCGCGGGGTCGGCGGCGCCGCCTTTAGCTAGCTTCGTCAGTCCCTTTTCAAGCGCTTCTAAGCTCGTGCCCGATTGCTCGGCGGCATAGCCGAGTGAGGAAAGGTCCTCGACGGCAACGCCGGTGCGCTGGCTCGCATCTTGGAGCGCGCTGCCCGCGTTGGCGAAGCGCTGGGCGGCAAGTGCGAGCGGCGCGGCCAGGGCGGCGCCGGCGCCGGCCATCTGCGCGCCGATCGCGTTGACTTTCTTGCCAAAGTCGACGAGTCGCTTATCGTTTTGGCGCAGTCCCTTGATGAGTCTGGAATCGTCGGCGAAGAGCTCGACGTAGCTTCTGCCTGCTCTAATTCCGGCTTGGCTCGCCATTGAAAGACATACCGGGTGGAATCAAGAGTCGGAGCGTTCGACAAAATTGCTCATTGGTGAGTCGGGGTTGGCGCCGGCGGGTGCGGGGGGCTCGAAGGGCGGGTGGCATAATCTCCCTTGGTGTCGTGAGTCGGGCGCCTTTCTTGCGGTGCAGGTTAGATTGTTGGGCCATCAAGGCCGCGGTCGTTTCCCATGCCGCGCGCAAATGGGCGCGGGTCATGAGCTCAAGTTGGCGCCAAGTGAAGGGGCCGGGGTCGATTCCGAGTATGCCGGCAAGCTCGGTGACGTGTTCGTCGATTCGTTGGGCGGTAAGGTGAGGTCCTCGAGCGCGGCGCCGTCGATTTGCTCGATGGATGCGCGTTCCATCCGCGCGACCAGTTCGGCCATTTTTTTTAGCGCGTGCCGCCGCGGCGCTTCGGGACAGTAATCGGCGAGCGCCTGATAGAGCGCTTTGCCGGCGGCGTCCAAAGCGTCGCCGGTCAGTCCTCCCTCG